CGATAGGGGTCGGGTACGAGAAGTACGGTATGCAGTCCGACATCGCGTACATCGAGGAGCGGCAGGACCGCGAGAACTACCGCTTTGACATCACGGTCTTGAAGGGCTCCATGCCCAAGAACGACAGAATCAGACGTATCCAGCCACTGTTCCAAGACCATCGCTTCTTCCTTCCGGAGCGTCTGGTACGCACCGACTACCAAGGGCGCTCGCACGACCTCATACAGGACTTCATCAACGAGGAGTACTTGCAGTTCCCATACATGACACATGATGATATGCTTGACTGCATGGCCCGTATCCGCGACGAGGACTTGCAGGCTTTCTTCCCTCGCCCGGTACTGAGGCACCAGAGCGAGAGGGGCCTCGACGACGACGGCAACGACGGATTAGACTATGACACCTTTGACTACCTCGACAAGAAGTACGCCTGATATATGGGAGGGCACGCCGTGATTGCAGACCAGAAGGAACAGACCGAAGAGCAGAACAAGCTCGTCGAGAAAATCGTGGCCACCTTCAACGAGCTGAAGGCGGAGCGCCGCACGTTCGAGCCGATATGGCGCGAGATCACCGACTACATCTACCCGCGGCTCTCGGGCTGGGATTACTCGGTGGACTCGGACATCACGGCGGGAGAGAAGATCTTCGATGGTACGGCCATCGCGTGCCTGACCAAGCTCTCTGACGGCATCTTCGGGTGGCTTGTCTCCCCTTCAATCGACTGGCTCAAGGTGGCACCAAAGGACCGCAAGGACGAAGACAACAAGCCGTTCATGGAGTACCTGCGGGACATCGAACTGTACCTGTACGACGTGTTCAACCGATCAAACTTTTACGACGCGGCCAGCGAAGCCATCAATACGGGGTGCGCCATCGGTACTTCGGTCGTCTATGCCGAGGAAGCAGAGCGTCTGAACCGTCCGGTCTACACCTCCCTACACCCTCGAGAGGTCTACATATCGGAGAACGAGTATCAGGAAGCCGATGTCCTGTATCGACTCCTTGAGATGACCGCCCGCCAGTGTGTCGCCACGTTCGGTGACAAGATGGGAAAGAAGTTTACCGAGGATGCCCACAAGAAGCCCGAAGAGAAGGTGCGCATCCTCCACGCCATCTTCCCTCGCGGGACGTTCGGGATCATCTCTGATCAGAAGCCATTCGCATCCGTGTACCTCCTCATGGGTTCCGGGCGCAATATCGGTTCAGGCACCCACGCCGTGCTCATTGACGAGGGCGGACTGGACTTCCAGCACTTCGAGGCGTGGCGCTTCCGCCGCAGTTCAGGCCAGACGTACGGCACCTGCCCGTCCATGGACTCGATCTACGACGTGAAGACGATGAACCTCATGGCCAAGACGCTCCTCGACGCGGCCCAGCTCGCCGCCCGGCCCCCGATGTATGGACCCGAGAGCCTGCGTGGCAATTCGCGCATCAGGCCGGGGAGCTTTACCTACGGGCCGATGGGTGCAAAGCCTGAACCGATCATTTCCACCATGTCGTATCCCATCGGCATGGACGCCTACGAGCGGCGGGCGGCCATCGTGCGCGAGCACTTCAAGACCGACTACTTCCAGTCGATCAGCCAGATCCAGCAGAGTTCACGCGACCGCACAGCCACCGAGATCATGGAGATCAAGGCGGAATCCGCCGCGGTGCTGGGTTCAGTCATAGGCCGCATACAGAGCGAGTTCCTTGAACCGCTCGTGCGCCTGACGCTCCTCATCGAAAAGAACGCGGGTCGGCTCCCCAAGCCTCCGGCTGAACTCGACCCGGCCCTCGAGTTCAGTTTTCAGTTTGTCGGCCCCTTGGCTCAGGCACAGCGCAAGTACATCAGGGTCAACGGATACATGAACGGGCTTTCACAGGCTACCCAGCTTGCGCAGATGGCCCCGGACGTGCTTATGAACTTCGACTTCAACCACGCCGCCCGCGAGATCGCCATTGCCAACGGCTACCCGCATGAGGGCCTTGTGGACAAGAAGCTCGTGCAGAAGGCTCAGGCACAAGCACAGCAGGCCCGCGCACAGCAGGCACAGATGGAAGCAGAGAACCAGCGGCTTGCCGCCGCGGGTGGGGCTTCAAGGGCCGCAGAACCGGGAAGCCCGGCTTCGGCGATGATGGGAGGATCGTAAGATGGCGGTTGAACAGAAGTACGAGGATCGCAGGACGAGCTACGCCAAAACCTTTGGAACGCCCGATGGCAAGGCGGTGTTGCGTGAACTGATCGAAGACTGCCACGTCTTTGAGACCATCGCTCCGGGTGACATCGAGGCGCTGGCCCTGCGGAACTATGCCCTGTCGGTCATGGTCCTCTCCGGAATCCTTGAAGAAACCGAGGACAACGACCCTGTAGCCCGCATTATGAACATGGTTCACTGATCACACGAGCCCTTGACAGGGCGCGATATCCGTAGTAAGGAGATATAATGAGCATATTGGACGGAACCACGGCCCCCGCAGGGGACAACCTTGGCACCGCACAGAGCGGTACAGCCGACCTTCTTGGCACCAAACCGGCTGGGGAGCCGAGCAAGAAGGAAGAGCAACCAGCACGGGAGTGGATGAAATCGCTTCCCGAGCCTCTCAGGGCGTCGAAGAGCCTTTCCAAGTTTGTTGACGGCACCCACGTCGAGAACCTTGCGAAAAGTTACATCGAGGCGGAGAGCAAACTCGGACGGTCGATTGAGTTGCCCGGAAAGGACGCGCCCGCAGAAGACTGGAACAAGTATTATTCAAGGCTACGGCCACAAGCCGCAGAAGATTACGAGTTGACTATTGCTGACACCGAACTTGCCAAAAGGTTCCGCAAGGCATCATTCGATGTGGGCCTTACGAAAGAACAGGTGCGCGTCCAGTCAGCGGTGCTTGCCGAGTATGAAGCCGAGCGCGACAAAGGTGCCGCGAAAAGCTACACCGAGGCGGCTACCAAGGCTGACCGACAGCTCCGGGAAGAGTACGGTGCCCAGTACGACATACGCATGGAGTATGCAAAGAAGGGATTCGAGTCGTTGTACTCTGAAGGCCTCCGCGCACAGCTCTCCCGCTCGGGTGTGACCAACAACCCCGAGTTCATCCGCGTCATGTCCGACCTTGGTTCGCAGATCAAGGAAGCATCCCTCGTGCGGGGGGCACCTTCCAGCGATGCGGAGCAAGATCCATACGTCAAGTCGATGGCATACCTGAAGAACCTGTAAAAAAGGCTTTTCAAGGTAGAGACAAAGAAAGGTTATCATGGCTTTTGCAATAAATACCGCCTATACCCTGCCTGACGTTCTGCGCACCCGTGCGCCGAACGGCCAGCACATGAGCGCCGTGGACGTTCTTTCCGGCAAGTATCCTTTCCTCGAGGAAATGTACTTCACCGAAGCGAACGACACCACGAGCCATGAGTTCCTGCGCACGACCAGCGAGCCATCCGGCTCCCTCGTACGCCTCAATGAAGGCGCTCCCTTCTCCGCCGCCGCTGTCGTGCCCGTCCGCGAGCAGATGGCCCGGCTGGAAGCAAACGCCCAGATCGACGAGCGTATCCTCGTCAAAGCCCCGGACCCCGTGCGCTACCGCAGGGAACGCGAGGCCATGCACTTCCGCGGCATGGTCAAGCAGTACCACAACCTCATCTTCAAGGGCTCCATCCTCACCGATGCCCGTGGCATCGACGGCCTCGAACGGCGCTTCGGCACCCTAGCCACGGGCTCTGTGGTCAGCAACGGTGGCTCTGGCGGCTCCTCGGTGTGGCTCATCAAGCACGGCCCGGAAGGTTTCTTCGGCTTCTACCCCAAGGGTTCGGACGCAGGCATCAAGGAAGAGGACTGGGGTCGTGAGACCGCCTACGACATCTCCGGCAACCCATTCAAGGTACTCCGCACGCACTGGTCTTGGGAGTTCGGTCTCGGCGTTGCCGACCTGCGCTCTGTCAAGCGCCTCTGCAACATCGCGGCTTCCAGCTCGAACTCGTTCTTCGAGGACGGAACCAAGGTCCAGAAGGGCGAATATGCGCTCATTGACCTCATCGAGGCTATGCCCGAAGGAAGCACCGATGGTGCGGCGTTCTACTGCGGCCCGACCATGATGGCCCAGTTCCGCAAACGCCTCAACGACAAGAGCAATCTGTACGTCACCATGGATACCGTGTGGGGTCGTCCCATGCTTCACTTTATGGGTGTACCGATCATCCGCGTTGACACGCTCACCGCCGACGAGACCACCGTTTCCTAAACCCTAGCCCCGCTTGGGGGATAGCCCCTGAGCGGACAACCCTTTAAGGAGGGATTTACCATGATACAGGATGCCAAGTGGAGATTCCACGTTCTTCAGCCCAGCGTTCCCCCGACACTCGCCAACGAACTGCTCGTTGTAACGGGCGTCACGGCTTACACGTCTGAGCCATTCGATCTGGCTTCGGCTGGATACGCTGACGGTGGCGGAGAGCTTCTCCTCCGCGTCAACGTCGAGGCTGGTGGAGCAAGCGCAGGAACAGGCGTAGCCCTCGAACTGCTCGACGCCGCGGCCCTCAATGTAAACGGCTACGACCTCGACACCCCGGCGATTGTCGGCACCAAGGCTGTGGCTCAGATCACTACTACGATCGCGGCTACCAAGGCCGAGCTGTGGTCGTTCATTCTTCCGCAGGGTCTCAGGAGGTACATTGCGTTCCGCGTGACCCCCACGACTAGCACCAACAATACCACGACCTTCAAGGCCGGTATCGTCACGAGCTAGTCTCGACTCTCTCTGTAGTGTAGCCAACAGCCCCCGGCAACGTACCGGGGGCTGTTTTTTGTCCCTTGTGCCGTGCATACAAGCGGTGGTATGATTATATCCAATACCTTGTAGGAGGCTTCCCATGGCAACAGTAACCAGACCGCGCTTCGATGCCGTATATGGCGTGGAGGAAGCCGAGATATGCAACAAGGCCCTCATGCGCCTGTCTGCGGACA